AAGACCGCCTATACCCTGTTAAGTGCCATTCGTGCAGGGAATTACGCCAGCACCGCTGCTCGCCTGGTGGGGATCACCGATAGGACGTTGAGGGCGTGGCAGGAACGTGGGCGCGAGGACTTACGGGCGGGGCGCGACACGGGCTATTCAGTGCTCACGGCCGCGATTACGCGCGCGGAAGCCGAAGCCGAAGCCCGCCTAGTCGCACGCCTGGATGATGCGGCCCGGGCAGATTCAAAGCATTGGGGCGCAGCCGCGCATATCCTTGAGCGGCGCTTCCGAGACCGGTGGGCACGGAACGAAGCCCCACAAGTCCAACTACAAGTCGGCGTCGGCTTGGGCATTGCGTCCGGCCGCGATGACCGTGCCGGGGTGCTGGCGGCGGTTCGGGCGAACCTAGCCCTGCCCGACCCGGAGTCCCCCACAAACGCTCTACAGGCCGATGATGAGGACTAGCGCGGCGCTGGCGGGGGGTGGTCGGGTGGCCGTGCTGGTGGGCTGTGGCGGGGCGCCGGCGGCGTCTGGTGGGCATTGTGGGCGGCGTCGCGGGCTGTGTGGTGGGGGTGGCCGGGCCGGGCTGGGGTGGCCACCGGCGCGCCACCCCGCAGGGGACCCTACCCGTAGGTGCGTATATTCACCCTGCCAGCGCCAAGCCGTCAGCGCCAGCCTGCCAGCGCCACCCCGTCAGCGCCAGCCTGTCAGCGCCGTGCGGCCTGACGATGCGGACGCAACGGACGCAAGAGATCGTGGGATATCTGGGATGAGAGGGGGGAGGAGATGGCGTTAGTGGCGCTCCCTGCGGGGGATGTGACGACGCAGTTGGGGAAGGCGTTAGAGGGGAACTTGGCGGGGTCGGCGTTTATTGCGGGGCCGCGGCAGGAGAATTTGCGGGATCAGTTGGCGACGTATTACGGCACGGCCAGCGGGCGGGATCTGAATGTGGATCTGCGCCGGTATGTGTCGCGGGAAGCACCGTAGCGTCTCGGCCTGATGGCGACCTGCTGTTGGTGCCACGGCCCGTTGGTCAAGAGCCAGGGGGCGTGGTGGTGCCGGGACACGGAGGCGGATCGGGAGCGCCAAGTGACCCATGCCAGTTTTACGGGATCGGGGAAAACGCTCCAGTTTTTGTATGTCCCGACCCCGGTGCAGACGGTGTGGCATGAGGCGGTGTATGACCCCGAGGTGACGCGGCTGCTGGTGGGCGGGCAGGCGGGGCCGGGGAAGTCGCGCTGGCTGCGAGAGACGCTGTATGAGCTGGCCCGCGTGATTCCGGGGTTTCACGGGCTGTTGCTGAGAAAGACCCACAAAGACCTAGATCAGTCGCATCTCCGGTTTGTGCCGTATGAGGTGGAGCGGCGTGGGGGCAAGTGGTTCAAGGGCGACAAGGTGATTGAGTTCCCGCACCCCGGACAGCCGGCAAGCGTGATCCGTGCGGGGCACATGGAAGATTCCGGGGCGATTGAGAACTATCTCTCGGCGGAATATGACGCGATTGCCCCGGACGAGCTGGTGACGTTTGAGCGGGACGCCATGCTGGAACTGTTCACCCGTGCCCGAAGCACGAATACGCATCTGGCGGAGATTCGGGGGAACGCGGCAGAGGCGCTGGACGGGTCATTGGTGATGACGGCGACCAATCCCGGCGGGCGGGGGGCGCTGTGGGTCAAGGAGTTCTTCATTGACCAGAACCCGGACCCCGAGGAATTTCCCGCCTATGACCCCCGGCGGTGGCGGTTTTACGGGGCACGGCTGGACGATAACCCCTACATGGCCCCCGGCTACAAGGAAGCCCTGATGGGCCTCCGGGAGACGCGACGGCGGCAGTTGCTGGAGGGGGACTGGAACGTCTTTGAGGGGGCGTTTTTCAGCGAGTTCCGGGCGGAACGGCACGGCAAACCGTGGCATGTGCGGGAGTTGGCGTTTTAACATGCGCACAGGGAATGCTATACTTTTATCCATTGCACACACGCATGGGCATCCTCAGTGAACTCGAAAGTTTTGCCTCATGCGACTGGGGCTATAACGCGCCAGGATGCGTGTTGTGGTGGTTGTGCTTGCCGGATGGGCGCTATCACATCATTCGTGAGTACAAGTTCCAGTACATGACCGTTGAGGCGGTGTCACGGGCGATTCGGGCCGAAACGCGCGATTTGGGTGTCCATCGTTTGCGCTATGTCGCGTGTGACCCGGCGATGTGGCAGCAGACCGGCGCTGGACGCGGGGAAAGCATTGCGGAAACCATGCTGCGCTATCGCATTCCCTGTAGAAAATCAGACAATTCCCGGTTTCTTGGCTGGCAGCGCGTGCATGAACTCTTGCGGGACAAGACCGATCAGGAGCCGTGGCTGACCATTGACCCGTCCTGCCGGTATCTGATTCGGACGCTTCCCGCGATGTTGCAGGCCAAGCATGACCCGGACGATGTGGACACGACACAGGACGACCATGCGTGTGACGCGCTCAGGTATGGCGCGATGAGCCGTCCCAGCCCGACGCAGATTCGCGTCAAGCAGGGCTTTGCGCCGTACACGGTGGGCTGGTGGAAGCAGGTTGAGGCGCGGCGCGAGCGTGACCGTCAAGGGGTATTGGCATGAAGTGGACACCGGGCCAGCCGGTCGCGTTGTCGGACGAGGACAAGTCGGCGTGGGATGACCGGGTGGAGCGGGCGGAGCGGTTTGCCAAACCGTATCACCTGCAATGGGAAGCCTCCCTGGAACGCTACACCACGGGACGGGCGGCGGACGCGCACGCGGTGAACCCGCTGCTGGATTTCCGCCATGTCGAGGCGAAGAAGGCGCAACTGTTCTACCAGACGCCAGAAGTCCAGTTGATCCCGGTCGATCCCAAGATTGAGAAACTGCCGATCCAGCAGTTTCTCCCGCTGCGACAGAAGGTGCTGAACTACAAGCTCGGCCCCGACGCGGCGAACGTCAAGCGGGAAGTCCACGCCACGTTGTTCGATGCCCTGTCCAGTTCCGGGTTTTTGGCGCTCAAAATCGGCTATGAAACCCGCACGGTCGAGGTGGAACAGGAACCGCAGATCAGCATTGATCCCATGACGGGGGAGATGCAGGTCATGGAACTGCCCCCGGTCGAAGTCCCCGTCTGGGAGCGGTGTTTTATCAGCAAGATCCCGCCCAAGCGCCTGTTGATCCCCCACGATTTCAAGGGCCATGTCTACGACGACGCGGCGTGGTTGGGGATCAAGGGCGTCATGCCGTTGACGCTGGCACGGCAGCAGCCGGGGTGGGACATCCCTGACGACTATCGGGGCACCACGGAGAGGGACGAAACGCGGTTCACGCATCAGGCGTCGGCGGAGGGGTCAGCGCAGGCCGATCCGCAAGTGCCGTATACCGAGATTTGGTATCGTGCGGCGCTCTTTGACCCGGATGTCGTGCATCCGGGGCTGTATCGCTGCCTGATTCTGGTCGAGGGCCTGGACGCGCCGGTCAAGCATGTGGATTCCCCGTATCACCGGGTCGATCCGATGGGGCGCATGACCGGCGATTCGATGGTGGGCAGCCCGATCCATCTCGGCACGTTGCGGGATCTGACGGATTCTGCGTATGTCCCGTCCGACCTGACCATTGGTGCCCAACTGTCTGAGGAGCTGACCAAGTTCCGCACCCAGCAAGTGCGTGGGCGGGATCGTCGCCAGCCGATTACGGTCTTTGACACCGAGAATCTCGACCAGGACACCATCACCAAGATCGAGGCGAATCGTGGCCCGATTCCGCTCCCGGCCGGCGCGTTGGGGGGTGGGGTGGATCGGCTCTTTGCCACCATTGGCACGGGGTCGGAGCCGCGGGACAACTACACGGCCCAAGACTACATCCAGCGGGACTATGAAACCGCGTTGGGGCTGGGGTCGAACCAGCAGGGCGTGGCGGTGCGGAAGCGGCAGACCGCGACCGAAGCCCGGATTGTGCAGGGCAACTCCGACGCCCGCGCGGAAGCGGAGCGCGACCGGCTCCGCGAATACTTTGTCCAGTTGGTGCGGAAGTTCGATGCGGTGTTGCAGCAGTATCTCGGCCCCGAGGAACTGACGAACATCCTCGGCCAGCAAGCCGCGCAGCTGTGGGAACAGTGGAAGGCGCTGCCGGGGCGGTATCTCTACAAGATTCAGCCGGATTCCGGGGTGCATGTGGACGCGGTGCAGTATCGCGCGCAGGCCCTGGATGAATACAACCTGCTGCGGAAAGACCCGCAGGTCAATACGGCGGTGTTGCTGGAGAAAGTGGCGCGGGCGCTCAACTACGACCCGCAGCAGTTTGTGGCCCCGCCGCCTGAACCCCGCGCAGACGCCCCCAACATGAGCGTGTCGTTCAAGGCCGAGGATCTGGTGCATCCGGTCAGTGGCCGGGTGATGCTGGATCTGCTGGTGCAGAGTGGCTATGAACTGGCCGAGGACACGATTGCCCGTCTGAAGCAATACCACGACGCCGTGGGGCAGCAGTTGGGGATGGGGCCGACGGTGTCGCAGGGGGGTGTGGCGGGCATGATTCCGCCCACGCCGCATGGGGGGGCGGCCCCCACGATGGACGTTGTGAACCGTCACCAGCAAGAGCGTACGGGTGGGGTGCAGGGGATGGGGGTGCTGTAATGCGGTTGGAGTCTGAAATCTTCCAGATTGCCCCGGTGCAGGATCGCCAGCGCGAGGGGTATCGGGCGGGGCTTCGTGAGGCCATGCGGATCTGCGACAAGACCGCCCTGACGTATGGGTCCATGCCGCGGTCGGGCATCCTGGCGGTGCGGAGCCAGCTAGAGGCGTTGCTTGAGAACTGACGCCTGTGATCGGTGCGGGGCGGTGTTACGGGTCGGGGACTACCCGTTTTGCAAAGGACGCCCACACGATCACCAGCACCCCACGTATCGCAACATCCCGGATGCTGTGCCGGGGGGGTTCACCGTGGAGAACGCCTGGTCGGAGCCGCGCACGTTCTATTCCCAGCGGGAGTATGAGCGGGCGCTGGCCGCAGACGGGATGCAGTTGGCCCCTCGCTGGGTGGAGGGGTCGAAGCACCTGACCCGGTGGGCCACCATCGACCCGTACACGCTGGAGAGCGCACGGATTCTGTGTGAGCGACAGGCGCAGACGCGGGCGACGCGGGACGAGGCGGAACCGTTGCAGACCTTTACGCGGCTGCCGGTTACAGCGTGGGAGGGCGAGGAATGATTGTCGGACAGGGGACGGGCCTGACAGACGGCGAGGGGCGGCTGTTGCAGCGGGAAGCGGTGCAGTTGGCCCCCACGGAAGCGCGGGCGTGGCGACAGGCGGCACGGGCGTTGCGTGAGCGGCGGCTGCGGATGCTGATTCGGTGTGATGCCTGTTATGAGGCGGATCGCCCGGACGGCACACGCGGCGAGATTACGAAAACCGGCATTGATCTGGAATGTCGGTGTCGGACGTTTGCGTTTCATGGTGAAACGCAGTAGGGCGGAATACGGGTTCGCGGCCCGCCAGCGATAGAGCGGGGAGGCACGATGGTAGAACAGCACGACGATATGACGCGGGCATTTGTGGACGCGCTGGAATCCCCAGCCGAGGATGCCCCGCAGGCCGAGTCGTCACCGGCCGTCACCGACGCGACGCCTGATGAGGCAGCCGAGACGAGCGCACCGGACGCGCCCGTGGAGGACACGACGGCTGACGCGACAGTGCAGCCTGTCTCGGAGGAGCGCGCGGAGGATTCTGTCACCACGACAGAGACACCAAAGGGAGAACCGCCGCGTGAGCGGTGGGACGCAATTCTCAACAACCAGCGCAAAGCCGCGGCGGACGAAGCCCGGAAGCAGGTTGAGGAGCAATATGCGTGGGCACGGGATATTCCTGACCATGAACGGCAGGCGCTCCTGGGTCTGTATCAGGGCTTGCGGACGAACCCGCAAGACACCATCCAGCGGCTTACGCAGGCGCATCGTGCGAGTGTGCCCAGCTCTCCACCGCCGGACCCTGAACCCCAGCCCGATCTGGAAAACAAGGCTGACGGCTCGTTGGTCTATTCCGCTCCACAACAGAAGAAGTGGGCGGCATGGCGCGAACGGCAGTTTGAGCGGCGGCTGTCCCAACAACTGTATCAGCAAGTGGCCCCGATCCAGCGGTCGGTGCAGCAGTATGAGGCGCAGCAGGCCGAGGCCCGGATGGGGCAGTTGGTGTCGTCACTTGAGCAGGTTCTTCCGGGGTTCAAGGAACGCCGGCAAGAGGTTGCCAAGATCATTCAAGGGGATCAGCAACTCTATGCGCTGTCGGGCGTTAGCCCGCGAGAGGCCGTCGAGGTCGCCTATGGGCGGCTCATGCGGCAATCTAGCCCGGAGAGGGACAAGGCGCTGCGAGACCAGATCACCGCTGAAGTGGTGGCGAGCTTCCAACAGAAAGCCGCGGCTGGATCATCGAACCCGGCACAGCCCAATGTGTCCACGCCCAAGAAGTTCAAGGGTGGGGCACGGGGGTTTGAGCAGGCGTTGGAGCATTTCAGCCGTTAGGGAGTGACGGATGGCGAATCCGAATGTGGGGCAGACTATTGCGAGTGCCTGGAAGGCAATCGTTGGTGACAGCCCCGAGGACAATATTTTCGATGAATACCCCCTGCTGGGATGGCTCAGCAAGGGGTCGGCGTTCCTGTCGGTCAACGGCGGGCGCACGATCAACTGCGCCGTCGAGTACGCGACGAACACGACGGTCAAGTCCTACTCCGACACGGAGGCGCTGGACACGACCCGGATTGATGTGTTTGACGAGGCTGAGTACAACTGGAAGGAGTACGCCGGCACCGTCGTCATGTCAGAGCTGGAGAAGGCCAAGAACCAGGGCACGGGGCAGAAGTTCCCCCTGCTGGCCTCCAAGCTGGAGAACCTGCGGCAGTCGATGCGGAAGGCGCTCAACGAGGGCGCGTTCAGCGACGGCACGGGCAATTCCAGCAAGGATCTGGGGGGCCTGTCGCACATCATCTCCAGCACCCCGACCACGGGCACGGTGGGCAGCATCAATCGCGCGACCTACTCGTTCTGGCGGAACCAGCAGACGGCTGGGACGCAGAGTTCGACGGCGTTCGATAACCTGCGCTCGACCATGCGGACGGTCTACAACAACTGCTCCAGCGGTGCGACGCAGAAGCACCCGAAGATGGCGATCACGACCCAGACGGTCTTTGAGGGCTACGAGGGGCTGCTGATTGCCAATGAGCAGGTCAACGACAAGTCGTCGTCGTCGGCGGACACGGGCTTCAAGAACGAGTATCTGAAGTTCAAGGGCATCCCCGTCACGTATGACGAGGATTGCACCGCCTCGGCGCTGTACTTCCTGAACCCGGATCACCTCAAGCTGGCGTACCAGAAGGGGTACTGGATGAAGGGCTTTCCGGCGGTCGACCCCGCCAATCAGACGGTGGACATCTTCAAGGTGATGACCATTGCCAATCTGATTTCCAACAACCCGCGCCGCCTCGGCGTGGTCACGGCGATCAGCTAAGGGAGGACTGACATGGCGAATCTTCAGAGCTTCCCTGGCGCGGCTCTGCATCCGACCTCGGATGTGGCGACGACGCCGTTCCCGATTGCGCTCGGCACCCGACTGCGGGATGCCAGTGGCAACGAGTACGTCTATTGCGATTTCACCGGCCCCGTGTATAACGGCGTCACGGTGTCGATCAGCAATGACGGCAACTTCACCGCGGCGGCGCTGACCAACAGCCATCGTGGCTCGGTCGGCATCGCGTGTGGTGCGGGCACCTCAGACAACGCGGGCTGGGTGCAAATCTACGGACGGCACGCCAACGCGCAGTTGGCGTCGGGGGACTCGGCGGCGAGTTCCACGATGGTCTGCGTGGCGGCGTCCTCGGTGTCCTCGCCCGCGGCGGGCATGGACGCCATTGCGGGTACGTCGGACGAAGTGCATCAGATTTTCGGCATGTGGCCGACGGCTGCGGCTTCGACGGCGACCACTTCGGCAACGTCGCACACGGGTGTGGACATTGCGGTGTGGCTCAATTACCCGTACGTCCTGGGCTGGGTCACTGGCGTGATCGACCCGACCACGTAGTATGGCGATATCCGCGCGTCCGTCCGTGGAGTACACCCCCCCGGTGGTGGTGGCTCCACGGGCGGGGCCGGGTCGTCTGCGGAAGGTGGGGCTGTTGGGGAGTCATACCAACAGCCTCGTCTTTGCCCCGTGGGATGACCCAAGTTGGGAACTGTGGGGCCATGCGTCGGCGCGGGGCTTGTACCGGCGTTCCCCGGATGTGTATTTCGACCTGCATCGCCGGGAGTGTTGGACGCGCCGGCAGAACATGAAGGCCGAATACCCGCGATGGCTGGCGGCGAATCGTGTGCCGATCTACATGCAGGCCAAGCACCCGGAAGTCCCGGCGTCGTTGAAGTATCCGCTGGAACAGGTGTGCATGGAGCTCCCGGAGCGGTATCGGTATTTCACCAATCATGTGGCGTACATGATTGCGTTGGCGCTCGCGCAGGGCGTGACGCATATCGGGCTGTTTGGCGTGAATTACGGGCATCATTCGGAGTATCAGACCCAACGGGGGTCGGCAGAGTTTTGGTTAGGCGTGGCGCATGGGCGGGGTGTCCAGCTTGTCCTTCCCTCAACATCGACGTTGTTGCAGGAACCGAAGGCGCTCTATGGCTATGGCTCACACGATGAGCAGGCCAAGTTGGTCCCTGAGTATCAGAGTCCCGTAGTGGCGGCGGAAATCAGCCCCGACGGGCCGGTGATCTTGCGGCGTACGAGCGAGGTGCCGCTGGCGACACCGCCAGCGAGCGTGACAGCGGACATCATTGCGGCCGAGGAACAGGAACACCCACGCGAGGCGGGGTTTCTCGGGCCGCTGAAAGGCACGGTATGAGCGACGAGCAGATCAAGCGTGGCCCTGGTCGGCCCCGCAAGGTGCAGGACGAGGCCGACGACCGGACGGTCACGATCCGTCTTGAGGATCTCAAGGAACTCCTGGCCGCGAACAAGAGCGGGACGGACATGGAGGTCATGAAAGAGGTCATCAAGGCGGCGCGGGAGCGGATTCCCGAGAACATTACTGCGCCGCTGGTGTCTGATACGAACCCGTTGGGGGAGCGTGACCATCCGCGTCCGCGGCTGAAGTGCCCGATGTATTTCGGGGGTACGCCGATTGGCAGTCCCCGGTCGTCGGCGGAACTGACGGCCGAGGAGATTGAGTCGCTCAATGTGGTGGTGCCGGGGCATTACCGGGTGCGTAAGACGGACGGCTCGACGCAGGTGGTGGAAGTCGAGGGCCGGATGAACTCGGGCATGGAACTGGATCTGCTGCGGTTCAAGATCCCTGACGGGGACGAAACGAAGAACAGCTATCCGGGGCTGGCGGAACTGGCGCGTCAATGTGTGCCGTCCAACCGCGTGGAAGTGCTGGCGTTCTAATGGGCTACCCCGTCCGCCTGCATGGGTCTGACGGGATGATCGAGGTGCCGGAGGTCTATCCGGTGCCTCGGTTGCGTCCAGCGAGCGTGACGTGGTGTGCGCGGTGCCGCACGATCCAGTGTGCGCGGCATGGGATGCGCACGTTTTGGGCACAAGGCGTTGGGGACGACGGGGTGTGGGAGTTTGGGGCGGACTGGCCGGTACGAAACACCGGCACGTCGCTCCCGACCAACGCGCAATGGATTTATGGGCCGGAGGGGCGTGTGGGCGGCACGTTTCTGGTGGCCTGCGTGGACGGGACGCCCCCGTCCCAGGTTGTCGCTGACGGGCAGCGTGGGGTGCTGTGGGGCACCGCGCAGGGTGTACATCAGTATTACGTGGAGCCGACATGGCAGACCGCAGACAAGCCCTCCTAGGGCTGTATCAACAGATCCTCGGCAGTATCTCGGCGGTGGAGCTTGCCGCGCTAGAGCGGGAAGTCTTTGAGCGCCTGCTGTCGTCGGGGATTACCATTGGCGATTCTGGGGTCATTGGCCTTTCCCAGGCAAGTGGCATTTTGCTCGCGGCGGGCACGATTGAACTGACGGCTAATTGGGACGCTGGCAGCTACAAGATCACCGCCCAACAGCTTGAGTCGGATGTCACGACCGGCACGGCCCCCCTGGTCGTAGCGTCTACCACGGTCGTCACGAACCTCAACGCCGATCAACTGGACGGGAATGAGGCGTCGGCGTTTGTGACAGCGTCGGGGAACAGCACCCTCTCCGGGGACAGCACGGTGACGGGGTCGCTCACGTTTGACGCGGATGCGTTGCATATTCTCGACACCAACGCCAGCCACGACCTGATTGTGACCCCAGGCAGCGACCTGACGGCTGACCGGACGCTGACGTTGACGACGGGCGACGCTGACCGCACGCTCACGCTGGGCAGCGATGTGTCGCTGAATCAAGACGTGCAGACGACGGACAGCCCGACGTTTGCCGACCTCACGCTGTCGGGTGGCGACCTGATCGGGTCGGCCAACCTCGCCATCCGCCGTGACACCAGTGACGGAAGCGATAGCGGCCTCATCGAGATCACCGGCGGGGGCGCTGGCGAGGGCTTCGCGGCGCATGGGCGTGGTGGAGCGATCCTGCTCGCTGGCAATGAGGCGGGCACGCCGGGTCGAGTGCATATCTACCCCGGCAACGTAGCAAGCTCGGCTGTGCGCGTGTCGTCGTCAGACGGGTCGATTGATGTCGTGGACATCACTGGGGCGACGGGAAACATTACGTTCAAAGGCTCCTCAACGTCATCCAACTGGACGTTCTACGGGACGAGCGCCAATGGCGCGGGGCTGGTGCTGTCGGATGTTGGCACGGAGCGCCTGGGATTCCGCTACAACTCGTCAGACAACGTCGTCATCGAGTCCTTGAATAGCTCCAACCTTTTCATTGAGGCTTCGGGCTACGTCGCGTCTGACACCGTCTACAACGACACGACTGCCAGCGCGGCGAACATGACGATTGCGGCGACCGGGCAGATTCTGCGCTCGACCTCATCGGCTCGCTACAAGGAGAACATTCAGGATGCGACGGACGGCCTGTCCGCGATTATGCAGTTGCGGCCACGCACCTTCGTGGGGAAGCGCGATGTCGGGCCACAGCGATGGCGGCACTACGGGTTCACGGCCGAGGAAGTCGCCGCTGTGATGCCCGACCTTGTCGGCTACGAGAACGTCGATGGCGAGATGGTGCCGGGGTGGATCGAGTACGACTATCTCACCGCCCCCATCGTCAAGGCGATTCAGGAGCTTGCAGCCCGTGTGGAGGCGTTGGAGGCGCGATGACCGTTGAGGATCGGATCAAGGTGGCGCTTGGGGGACTGGTGCTGCAAACCCTGATGCAGCAGCAGGAGATTGACGCCCTCAAGGCGCAACTCGCTGACGCGACGCCAAAGGAACCGGCATGAATTTCCTGACCCTGAAGCAACGGCTGGCGCGTCGGCGTGGGGCGGTGGATGGCACGTTGGTCACTGCCACCGCCACGCGGTATGCCGATGCGCTCAATGAGTCACAGCGGACGATTCTGCGCCAGCCGGGGATGGACGCGCTGCGTCAGACGACCCTGACCTTTGCGTCGGTGGCGTCCACGCAGCAGTATGCCCTGCCGGTGCAGGGGGTGGCGCGGGTGGATCGGGTCTTTGAGACGACCAATGACCGATTCCTGGAATATCGGCCGATGTCATGGCTGCGGACGGTTGACCCTGACCCCTCTACCGGGACGCCCTATCTGTGGGTGCCGGCGGGGTATCAGGAGGTGCATACCAAACCGTCGGATGCGTCTGAGGTGTTTGTGAAGTCCACGGCGGCGGGGGACACCACGCAAACAGCCTATGTCGAAGGCATGACCTCTGGCGGGTATACCAGGACGGCCAGCGTGACCCTGACGGGCACCACGGCCGTCACCCTGAGCGCCACGATTACGAATTTCGTGCGGATCACCAAGTTCTACCTGTCGGCGGTCGGGGCGGGCGTGGTGACGCTGCATGAGGATTCCGGGTCGGGCACGGAGTTGGCGAAGCTCGCCATCGGGGATACGCGGGCACAGTATTACTCGCTGTATCTCTACCCCACGCCGTCGGCGGCCATCACCTACACCTGTGATGTCACGCGGTCCATCCCGGAGATGTCCAACGACACGGATGAACCGCTGATTCCCGAGGATTTCCACGATGTCCTGCTGGATGCGGCAGAGTTGCGGGAGTTGCGGAAATCGGACGATCCCCAACGGTGGCAGATGGTGTCCGCCAGCTATCAAGACGGGCTGCGCCACCTGCGGAGTTGGATGAAGAATCATCCGTCCTACGCCCCGGTGTGGGGCAACGTGACCCCCGGCTTTTCGCGCCTGGGGGCGTGGTTTCCGACTGACCAGTCTGGGCCGAGGTTCTAATGCCGGCATACACCTATACATCGACGCAAACGGAGGAAGCGGCCTTGACCTATATGCGGGAGCAGGTCGTCAATCCGCAGCGGGTCGCCAACAACCTGCCGCCGTTTCTGACCAATCGGGACTACGTGCAATCGGTGTTCGCGTCGTCGCTGCAACCGCTCCTGTCGAATTTCTCGCAGTATGACGCGCAGCAAGTCTCGACGGCGTTCAAGGCAGCTCCCGAAGGGCGAAAGGCGGCGGTGCGGGCCGCGCTTGGGCTGTAATGGCGAACACGCAGGAATCCCCGGTCGTGCTGACGCAGATGCGTGGGCGAGACGGCTCGACCACCAATGCGTTGGAGATTCCGCCGTCGAAGTTCCGTGAAGCGGTCAACGTGGACACCTACCGCACAGGGTTTGCGCGGAAGCGTGGGGGGTCGGCCAACATCTTCAGCACGACGACCAGCGAAGCGTTCACGGGGGTCATCTCAGCGGTGATTCGCCATGTGCCTGGGGCCGACCCGACAGCGGCGGAGTTGTGGGCGATTGACGATGCGGCGACCCCGGTCGTGCAGCGGCTCACGGGCGGCACCGCCTGGGCCTCCCCGACGCTGGTGGATAACGTGGCGACCAAGCCGCAGGATGTGGTGGGGGCCAGCTTTGACGGCAAGCTGTTTCTGGCCTATGACTCCACGGTCAATCGGCTTCATTGTTGGGACCCCACCGACAGCAAAGTCCGTCGGACGGGTCTTGCCACGCCGTCCGCGCCCAGTGTGGCGGATACGGGGTCGGGGTCATATGCGGCGACGGCGCGGCTCTACAAGGTGCGGTTCCTGGTGCTGACGGGCAGCACAACGCTGCGCGTGTCGGAACTGTCCGATAGCGTGAGCTTCACCCCTAGCGGGTCGGGGTCAGCGGCGCGTATCACCAAGCCGTCGTCCATTAGCGAGGATGAGACGCATTGGGCGGTCTACGCCTCGGCGGACAGTGGGGACACCTACGAGCAGATTTCTGACGAGATCGCGGTCGGCACGACCACGTACGATGACTCCGTGAACCCGGCGGACTACACCGGGGATGCGCCGCCGTTGGCGGGGACGCACACGAACTGGACAAGTGTGAAGTATGTCCTGTCCACGGGCAATTCGCTGATCGGGGCGGGGGCGTGGGAAACCGGCGGGGCCAAATACAGCCGGGTCTGGTATTCCGCCTTTCTGGGGCAGACCACGGACGGCGGCGATTCGGAGTCGGTGATCCAGACGACGCTGGTGAGCAACTACGTGGATCTGGACGAGAACGACGGGGGCGAGATTACGGGGCTGGGCGGGCCGCTGGACGGACGCCCGCTGGTCTTTAAGCGCAATCAGGTGTGGCGGCTGGTGCCCACGGGTCTTGATAATCCGGTCTATCAGCCTCGTCCGATTTACAAGGGATCAGGGCTGGGGTGTATTCGCCACCAGACGATTGTGAACGCGGAGGACGAGGCGGGGCGTCCGGCGGTGTATTGGCTGAGTGATCAGGGGCCGTATCGGTTGGGGGCCAATGGCCCGCAAGCGATGGTGGACGACATTCAGGACAAGTGGGATACGGTCAATCTTGCCGCCTCGACGACGGTGGCCTTTACGGTCTGGTATCCCGCCAAGAAGCAAATCTGGTGGTTCTTTGCCACGGGGTCGAACAATGACCCGGACACCTGCCTGGTCTTTGATGTGCGGCAGGGACGCCCTGACCAGGACGGTCGGGTGCGGGACGGCTGGTATGAGTTTCAGGGCAATCTGGCGGGGGCGCGGTGTGGGACGCTGTTCTCCAATACGCTTGGCTCCAGCATGTCCCGCGACCTCAAACCGCATCTTGGCCGGAACACGGGCACGGTGATTCTCAAGGCCGACACCTCGGACACGGACGATGCGGGGACGGCGTTTCAGGCGTATGTGGATCTGCCCGACCGGCATTGGGCGGGCCTGCCGTTTCGGTGTCGGCTCGGGAAGCCTGTCCTGCTCGGGAGCGCCGGCAGCCAGACGATCAAGGTGACGTTGACCCCGAATTACGGGGAATACACCGGGGATAACGACACCACGACGATGGCGGCGTCGGGGTCGGAAACGCGGGTGCTGAAAACGGTCGAAGGGGTCGAGCAGGGGGATGCGGCCCACGCGGTCAAGATTCGCGTTGGCGATGCGTCCGCGAATACCTCGACATGGACGCTCGATGCCCTCTTGGTGCCCGTGGAGCGGGCGGAGCAGGTGACGCCATGAAGCTCGGGATCGACAATCTGACGCAACTGCCGTGGGATGTGCGGAACGCCATTGAGAACCTGGAAGTCGCCATCCAGTCTGGTTGGGGGATTCAGCACAAGGGCGACGGGTCGCACAATGCCATTACCGGCACCTCGACCACGATGTCCGGGGATGTCACGGTAGGCGGGCTGTTCCGGTGGGGCACGACGCTGTGGGGGGATCGGGGCGGTGTGGTCGTGCCTGACCAGTTGACCGCCAGCGTGAACGATTACGCCCCGCGGGGGATTGATGCGGCGTGGGAACTGCGGTTGAGCAGCGACGCCTCGCGCACGATCACCGGGATGGCGGCACCGACCAGTAACGCGGTGGGGCACTACAAGTTCCTGTATCTCAGGAACGGCGGGAGCAATGACATTGTGCTGTCGCACAACGATTCGTCAAGCGCATCGGCCAATCGGTTCAGTTGCCCAGGCGGCACGAACTTTACGTTAAACACCGCCGATTCCGTGTGGGTGCATTACGACACGCGGCTGGCGAACTGGATTGTTGAGGGAGCGTAAAGATGATTAGCGCACCATATGATATTAAGCCGGGGGACCTAAGGGGGCCTGACGGGCGGGTTGTGATTCCCACAGAAGAGACGAAAGATCCGTGGGGGAAGCGGGATTTCCCGTTGTACAGAAAAAATCCGTGGTTTAAGCGGGATGCCCCGCCTGCCCCGCCTCTCGAAGAACCGCCACCGTTCAGTGTGCCACGCAATGATGGCGGCGGAGAGGTTATCGACGGTGGCGGCGTGTTGGTGCCCCTGCCTGATGAGTATCCTCAAGACGACCCATACGCGCCACCGAGGCCCGCGCCCAAGATACCTAAGTATCCTAAAGACATCCCAGACATGCCGGGTGGCCCATTTCTGCCACCGGGTCAAGACGAATACAGGCCGGGTCCAATGGTGCCACCGTGGTTCCCGCCCATTGAGTTCCCGCCCCCGCCTCAAGACTACAGGCCGGGTCCAACGGTGCCACCGTGGGGCCTGCCCCTGCCCCTGCCTCAAAACGACCAATACAGGCCGGGTCCAATGGTGCCACCGTGGGGTCCGCCACCGTGGGTGTATGGGACGCCGAGTCCAGGCATCCCATTGCGTCAGCCAGCCGTCATGCCTCAAGCCCCCTTCTATGGCTCAATGGGGGTGGGGGGTGCCGCAATTAGCCCATATGATCAACGGCGGATGCTACTCCGCGCGCTGTTTGGCTATAGCAATCGTTAGCGTTGAAGGAACGCAGGATGTCTCAAATGCCAAGCGTGTCATTTAACTACATCATTTACCACGGAGTTGGCTAATGCCCGCTACGAAAGACTTTGTTATTTCTGAGTACCAGAGATGGCTTGGGCGTGACCCGAATGAGGAGGAAATCCCTCAGTATTTGACTCAAGACCTGTCTACTGTTCGCCGTGGTATCCAGACCTCGCCCGAGGCACGTCGTTGGGCCAACATGCAGGCGGACAAAGAGCGCGACAACGCCACGAACACCACGGATGGTGAGGGCGGGAATGGTGATGGCGGGAATGGTGACGATCCGTGGCATATCGCCGGGACGCAGTACGAGAACCGCGACATCTGGGAGGCCCCTGACGAGTTTGGGAACATCAACTACAAGTCGGGCGCACACGGCCACTCGCTCGATGACTTCGGCAATATGGTCCGTCAGTGGGCGGCAGAGGCGGGCTGGGATATCTCAGACGCCGATGTTGAGGACTACAAGCGGCAGGCTAATGCCGACTGGTCCGGCAACTCCGAGTTCATCGACGCGCAGGGCGGTAACGCGCAGGGTGTGTTTGCGAAGTACCGTGACCACATCATGCGCAGAGGACCTGGCGGCGGTGGGGGCGGTGGGGGCGGCACCGCCGTCGAGCGGGCTGCGGGTATGTATCGTGGGCCAAGCATGGACCAGTTCTCCGCGTATCTCCAGCAGAATCAGGCCCGTATTGACGCGGAGCGCGCCCAGACGCGGCAACTGCTGATGGAGCAGTTGGGGGCGGCGTCTCGTCCGGTCAGTGCGACTGATCCGGGGATTGCCCCGATCCTGGACGCGCAACGGTTGGCGCTGCAACGGAGTTCCGAGCGGCAGCGGTCGCAGATGGCGGCGCGGCTGGCGAACGAGAACCTGCTGGATTCGGGCACGTTCGACACCGGGATGCTGGGCATCGAGCAGGCGCGTGGTGAGGCGATGGCCGGGTTCACCGGGGACATTCTGAACCGGGAACTCAATGCGCGTCGGGAGCAGTTGACGCAACTGCTGGCGATGGCGGTGCAGTCCGGGGATGCTGAATCGGCCCGTCAGATTCAGACGCAACTGGCGGCGATTACGGCGCAGATGGACGACCGGTATCGCTACGCGGCGCTTGCGGAAGGGGCACGGCAGTTCGACATGAGCGACCTGTTCCGCTACGACCAGCTGGGGGCAAACTACTCGCTGGGGCTGGCCGGCTTGAACCTAGACGCCTTGCGTTTGTTGACCCCTGACTACTAGGACATAGGAGAGAACGACATGTTTGGTTTGCCGTGGGTAGTTCCGGCGATTATGGGTGGGCTCAATATGTTGGGCCGTGCGTCGAAAGGCAGCGCCGAGCAACGGCGGTCTGAATACGACGCCGCCCAGCAAGCGGCGCGCGATCTGTTTATGGCGCAAATGGACAGCGCACGATTCCAGCGAGACAATATGGATCGTGAGCGACGAAACGCGGTAGCAGCGGCGCTGCTCCGCAACATGCAGGATGTGAACGTGACGGGGATGTCTCCGCGCCTTGCAGCCTCCACCCCCACTATCTCGGGTGGAGCCCGCCCCTCTGCCCTTACAGGTGGTGGGCAACGCGATGCGTTGCTTGCGGTGTTGGCTCGGCCGAGTGTACAAGCCCCCACGTTCACTCCTGCGCCATTTCGCGCGCCCGGTAAGATGGAGAAGATTTTTGGCGCACTCGGCACGATTGGCGGCATTGGGTCCGCGGCCTACGGCGGCTATCAGGACTACAACACCAATCAGGCGTGGAACGACTACCTGGATCGCACCGGGGCGGCACCTAAAGCCGTGACGCCACCAGCGCCGAACCCGTTTGCGGGGGCAAGGCCGACACCAACGCCGTTTGGCTAACCACGCGCGACGAGGACACGAACATGTCATTTGGATGGGCCGGGGCAGCGGGAGCCGTACAGGACGAACTGACGCGGATGCTGGCGCAGCGGCAGATGCAGCAGCAGCAGTTGGTGGAGAACCTGCGCGCGGATGAGAACCAGCGCATCCAGCAGGAGTATCTGCGATTGCAGCAAGAGGCGGCGACGCAGCGGGCAGAAGAACTTGAACGGCAGCGCCGTGCTGAGCGCGCGGTAGCAGATTTTGACAGTCTTACCGCCCGATCTCTGCGGGCAATTCCTCTGGCTGGCGAAACGGAAGCCCCTGACGGGCAAACGCGCATTGACCCGGTGGCGGCTGAAGGACTGCTGCAACGCTTGGTGCCAGCGGAGTATCAGCGCGGTGTGCGAGATCGCCTTGAGGGACCGTATCAAGCTGATCAAAGGGTTGTGGCCCAACGTCGTGCGATTGATGCGTTGCCGCCCCATTTCCGGCCGGCGGCGCAAGCATCATTGGAAACAGGGTTGAATATTAGCCCAGAGGATTTGATGTCGCCCGAAGAACGAGCGGCGATGCAGGCGGCGGAGGATAAGAGGGCGCTTGATTTTTATGAGGCACAACAGAATATCCTCGCCGGTCTACGGCCGACCGAGGAATCTGCACCAGACTACAACGGCCTCCTGCGAACCGTACAGACGCTTGTGAATCAGCGGCTCCCAGCCTCGGTAGACGAAGAATCCGGTGTCCGTGACCCCGAACGCGAGAAGGAGAGACAGCGGCTCTACGAGGAAATGATCCGGCGTCTTGCCCCTGAGTTTGGTGTCCAAGATCCCAATATCTTGCTTGGCTCTCCGCCTCCTGACGGGGTGGGGGATGCCCAGCCAACAAGCAACGATATTTCTGGGCAAGTGTTCACTCCAGACCAGGTACGCGCGATGGCGGAAAGCGTGAATGCCACGTACGCTGACGTTGTGGAGTCTATTCTTACGCGCGGTGGGCGTGTGTCCCCAGAGCAGAATCTGATAGACCTCTCACGGCGGGCGGAGGCAGGCTCGCTGCGACAGATGCTTGGTTTAGTGGCGCGGCCGGAGCCGACGCTCATGGGGCTATAAATGCCCCAGCTTACTGACGAGCAATTCAATTCGGCGTTGCCCGCGTTGGGGCGTGGCACGACCCCTGCTCAACCCCCACCACCGCCACGCCAG